AATTTCTTAGGCTTTGCAAAAGGTGGTGTTGTAAGTGCTGGGGCAACAGATGGCACATATGGAACAGGAGTTCCTAGCAATCCATCTAGTGTATTCGGCTCAGTAAATGCTAAAGGTAATGTATTTGCAAGAAATAATGTACAGCCGTTCTACAGAGGGGGAGTTATTGATAAGCCAACCATTTTCCCAATGGCACGAGGAATGGGACTTATGGGAGAAGCTGGACCAGAAGCGATCATGCCGCTGAAGAGAGGTAAAGGAGGAAGATTGGGGGTTGAAGCTTCTGGTGGAGTAAGTAATGTTGTGGTAAATGTAGATGCATCAGGTTCTAATGTAGAGGGGGATGATGCACAAGCATCACAACTCGGTAAAATGTTAGGAGCTGCTGTACAGGCAGAACTTGTAAAACAAAAAAGACCTGGAGGACTACTAGCGTAACCCATGCCTAATTTTAATACAGAAGTTAATTTAAGTCCTGACTTTGGAGTTTCAAAAACTACAAAGCCGATAAAACGTGTCATACGTTATGCAGATGGTTATGAGCATCGTTTAGTTTTTGGGTTAGCAGCACATCAAAATCCTAAAGTTTATAGTCTTCAATTTGAAAATATTACAGAAACAGAAAGCGATGTTTTAGAAGGATTTTTAAATAGTCGTGCTGCTGATAGTGCTAGTTTTACCTTTACTCCCCCAAATGAAGGATTTACTAAAACAGGAACTTATGTTCAATCAGGCACTACCATAACAATTACAATCACATCTCATGGTGTTGCTGTTGGAGATAAATTAACAATAGATTTTAACTCTGGAGCAACAGATGGCTCTTATGCAGTTGTTTCTTCTGTTGATGCAAATACTTTTACTGTGACAGCAGCTTCGAGTGCAACAATTACTGAAACTGCTGTATCAATAACTTTATCAGGTGCAGGTCAGTACGTTTGTGATAACTGGAATAAACGAATTCCATTTCCAAATAGAGCTACAATAAATGCAACATTTAGACAAGTTTTTGAACCTGCAACCTAATGACAACTATTTGGTCGGCTAGTGCAAGTCTTAGTGCTAATGCAGTTATAGCTCCAACTTCGGCAGCTAATGGTCTGTTTTTTAGGGTTACACAATCAGGTACTACAGGAAGTACAGAACCAGCTTGGCCGACAGCAATAGGTGAAACTGCATATGATAATAATGTTCAATATCTTTCATTTAGTAGTACTTTTAGCGATATACATTCTATAAATCCATCTGCAATTATTGAATTGTTTTCTCTTGAATTATCTACTGCCATTCATGGTACGAATACAATATATAGATTTCATAATGGATCAAATTTAAATGCAAATGGAAAAATTGTATGGGACGGTCAACAATATCTAAGATTTCCTATAAAAGCTGAAGGTTTTGCTTTTCAACGAGGACAGTTACCTAGACCAAATATAAGCATATCGAACTTATCTTCAGTCCCAAGCATTTCTGCATTATTGTTAACTGTAAATGAAACAACAGCAGGTAATGATTTAACAGGAGCAGTTGTTACAAGAATACGAACACTAGCTAAATTTATTGATGCTTCTAACTTTGCAGACGGACGAAATTCTAATGCAGATCCATCAGCAGAATTTCCAAGGGAAATTTATTATATAGATCGTAAATCAGCCGAAAACAGAGATATTGTTAGTTGGGAACTTGCAGCAGTTTTTGATTTAGCAGGTGTTCGTGTGCCAAAAAGACAATGCACTAGAGCAGAATTCCCATCAATAGGTACTTTCTCGTGAATTGGAAAGACGCTGCACTTAATCATGCCAAAGAACAAGATCCTAAAGAGTCTTGTGGTTTATTATTAAATATTCGAGGTAAAGAAAAATATTATCCTTGTCGTAATTTGTCAATGACAAATCATCAATGTTTTATCCTTGATCCAGAAGATTATGTAAAAGCAGATAATGCTGGAGATATAACAGCAATAGTTCATAGCCATCCTGTCACACCACCCACACCTAGCCAAGCAGATAAAATAAGTTGTGAACAAGGTAATTTGCCTTGGCATATAGTAAACCCTAAAACTGAGCAATGGGGTTTTTATCAGCCAATGGGATATAAACCTCCCTTACTTGGTAGACCTTGGGTGTGGGGGATAACTGATTGTTGGAGTTTAGTTATAGATTGGTATAAGCAAGAAAAAGAAATTGAATTGTTAGATTACGAAAGACCAACTACACCTGAAGATTTTTTAGCAGATCCAGTATTTGAGAAGTATCTACCTAGTAGAGGGTTTAGGTTATTAGAACCAAATGAAAAATTAATAGATGGTGATGTTTTGGCAATGAGTATTTTTGGTAAAGGATTAAATCATGTTGCTATATATTTAGGAGATGATGTTTTACATCATTTAGCAGATAGGTTAAGTTGTAAAGAGGGTTACTCTGAATGGTTATTTAAATGCACAGGAGGACGTTACAGGTATGATGCGTAATATTGTTTTACACGGAGAACTTGCTGAGTTTATTGGTCACAAAAAATTAGAAGCAAAAGTCTCTACGGTTGGAGAAACTATAAGATTTTTAATATGTAATTTTCCTAGTGTTGAAGCACATATGGCTAGGCGATATTATAAAGTCATGTTAAATAAGAATGAAGTTGAAGAATCAGAAATACATTATCCTATAGGTCAATCTGATATTAATATTGTTCCTGTAATCTCAGGAGCAGGGGGAGGTTTTGGGAAAATATTTTTAGGTGCTGCCTTAATAGGAGCATCATTCCTTTTCCCAGGTGCTGGATTGTTTGGGACTACTAGTGCTTTTGGTGCTGCTGCTGGAACTGGTATTGGTACAACAATTGGTACAGTATTGTCTGGTGTTGGTGCTGCAATGATTTTAGGTGGAGTAAGTGAAATGTTATTCCCCATGCCAAAAGAACCTGATTTTTCTAGCGAGGGAGATCCACGAATATCTTTTAATTTTTCTGGAACTCAAAACACATCACGAGCTGGAACTCCTGTTCCAATTGTTTACGGAGAAATTTTTACAGGATCTGTCGTGATCTCAGCAGCTATAGATACTGAGCAGGTACAGGCATGACAGAAGATAAAAGTAAAATTATATATGGTTCAGGTGGAGGTAAACCAAAACCACCACCACCACCTACTAGAACACCTGATACATTACATAGTAAACAATTCGCCACTATTCAAGATTTAATTTCTGAAGGTGAAATAGAAGGTTTTGCATCACCCTCAAAAGAGGGACTTACACAAGGTACAGATGCATATAATAATGCCTGTTTAAAAGATGTTTTTTTGAATGATACTCCTGTCTTAAAAACTACAGCAAATTCATCTAACCCTGCTAATACTGATTTTAATTTTCAAGATGTTACTTTTATTCCTAGATTTGGAACGTCAAATCAACCTTTCATTCCAGGGGTTGAGAGTAGTGAGTCACCAAATACAGTCGGAGTCCAACCTAGCAATTCAGACGGAACTGATTCTGGAGGTATTACAGGATCAGTAACAAGAAGGATAACGAATACAGATGTTGATGCTATAAAAATAACTTTAACTTGGCCTCAATTACAAAAGTTTACTGATGATGGAGACATATTAGGATCAAGCGTAAGTTATAAAGTGCAAATTCAATATAATAATGGTGGTTATACAACTGTTATTGAAGACTCAGTTAGTGGAAGATCTGCTGATGCTTATCAAAGAGATCTTCGAGTAACAATAACAGGAGCTTTTCCTGTAGATATAAGAGTTATAAGAGGAACTGTAGACGCACCAGACAGTAATACTGCTAATGCTTTTACATGGACAAGTTTTTCAGAAATAATTGATAATAAAACTGCATATTTAAATAGTGCATACGCACATTTCAGACTTGATTCAGGGCAATTTAGTTCTATACCTAGAAGAATGTATAGGATTAGAGGAATAAAAGTAAGAATACCTGGAGCTGGTGCTTCTAGTTCTGGAACACCACAAATTGATTTGCAAACAGGAAGAATTGATTATCCAACTGGATATATATTCAATGGAACAATGCAAGCAGCAGTTTTCACTACCTGTCCATCAATGATTTTGCTCGACTTGCTTACAAACACAAGGTATGGTTTAGGAGATCATATTAGTGATAGTAATTTAGATTTATATAGTTTTGTAGCAGCTAGTAAATATGCGAATGAGGAGGTTGATGACGTAACAGGGGCTGGAACACCTGAAGCTAGATTTAGTTGCAATGTAAATATACAAAATAGCTCAGAAGCTTTTGATGTCATAAATGATTTATCGAGTGTTATGAAATGTATGCCGATATGGACAGCAGGGGCTATAACTATAACTCAAGATAGACCTGTACAGCCTGGATATTTGTTTAATCTTTCTAATATTGCGTCAGTAGGTTTTTCATATACAGGAAGTAGTTTAAAACAAAGACATTCAGTTGTTAAAGTTGGATACTTTAATATGGACTCGCAAGAAGTAGATTATGAAATTATAGAAGATAGTGCAGCTATTGCTAAATTTGGAATATCAATTAAAAATGTAAAAGCATTTGCGACAACTTCAAGGGGGCAAGCTGCTCGTCTTGGACGCAGTATCCTTTTCTCTGAACAAAATGAGAGTGAGGTTATAAGTTTTACGACATCCATAGACTCTGGTTCTGTAGTAAGACCTGGATCAGTAATAGAAGTTAATGATCCTGTAAGAGCTGGTGCTAGAAGAGCAGGGAGAATAGTTTCAGTAGAA